ATCGAGGTGAGGCGGGAAGTTTCAAAACAGAGCACCGGACTGCCAGAGCGTATCGTTGATTTCACGGAGCCGTTGACGCAACGGGCGGCGTTCTTTCAAGACGATAAAAAGAAGGGGCTGATTTTGCCACCAGCATCACTGCGGATTTATCAAGAGCGTCAGGCGCTCATCAGGAGGCTGCACGAGGCGGGCAAGGTGCCGTGGTCGCAGTTTCCTGAGAACGCTCTGCGGCATTCTTACGCAACCTACCATTTGGGGCGCGGGCAGGATGCTGGGAAGACCGCGCACCAGCTTGGACACTCGACCACGGCGATGGTCAAGAGGGTCTACGCCGTGCCATCGAGGCGGGCAGATTGGCGGGCGTGGTGGGCCGTTTAATGCTACGCGCAGAGAAGCATTGGTAAAACGATAAAAGACAACAAGTTACCCCCCCCCCCCCCCGCATTCTTCGTGGGTGGTGAGGTCGATCACTTCTGCTATCCAGTCTTCCGGGAGCGGTCCGTCGTAGCTTTGGAGAACCCACCAACGGAACTCTCTGAGCCTTTCACGACTTTGGCATTCACACTGGTGGAGACATTGGACGGTTTGATTGAAGATTTTTGCGGAGAAATTTCAGACTTCTTTTTTTTCAACTCGTTAAGAGTCTCCTGAATTAATGCAGAGACGGTAAATCTTGATCCTCTGTTTTGGCTTTCTTTTTCGGCTTCTTCAATAAGCCATTTGTGGACATTTGCAGGCAAAGAAACGCTGACTTTTTTGCACAAGGAGTCTGATTTCATACTTCAATAGTATCAGAAATTACTACTGAGGCAAAAATAAATTTTCGCCCGCAAACCTAGTGTTCATGCGGATGTCAACTAAAAAGTAACATTTCCTTATGGGGTGATCTACTAATAAAATATTGCTACCGCTTGCGACTTGGTAGTAAGAAATGCGACATGCAAAACGCATTCGTAAAAACAAGCGTCAGTATGCCGAGCGACATGCTGGATTGGCTGAAGCAGACAGCCGCAGCGGAAGGCCGGATGCCGGTCTCCCGGATCATCGCTCAAGCCGTGAAAGAAAAAATGGATCGGCAAAAAAACAACAACACGAGGGCGCGGAAATGAAAGGCACGATGACCGTTCGCCAAGCCGCCGAGGAAACCGGCGCGCATAAAGAAACAATCCTTCGCCACATCCGGCGCGGAAGTTTCTCAGCCTGCAAGCCGCTCGCAAATAAAGGCGGCTGGAGGATTTTTCAGGCGTCATTCCAGAACTGGATGTCAGACCAGATCGGCGCGACCTCGAACCGGAGGCCCGCCAAATGAAATCCCCCCGCCTTTTTCTCTGCGAGGGCTACTGCCCGCTCACTGGCCGCATTCGCGACACCATCGAGGCTGCCGGATTCGGCGATGCCCGCACCAAGTTTTTCATCAAGCACCGAGTCAGCGCGACTCACATCACACCAACAAAAATATGATCGACCTAAACGACCCACAATCCGTCTGCCGAAGCATCGGCTATTTCCTCACCTACCTCGGCACCGTCGCCCCGCTCGTCGGTCTTGGCTGGGCAACCTGGAGGCTGTCGAAATGAACTTCTGGGTAATCGAAACCGAATCCCTCGACGGCACCATGAAGGAAGTGCGCGGACCTTTCGACACGAGGGCCGCTGCCGAGGCGCATATCCGCCGCGATTTTGAAGTGTGCTGGAACCAAAGCGAAATTTCGCTCGATGACCGAGACGAGGATTGGTCGGGCACATGGTTGATCGTTGAGCAGGTGGCCGAGGTGAAGCCGGTCGCCAAGACCACGCTCAAGACGGTGCTCGTGGAGGTCAAGGAATGAGCATCGAAGACATCCAGACCATCGAATCCATGCACCGGCAAGGTGGGGCATTTGCCCGTGCGCTGGCACACGCGGCAGCGGCGGCTGACGCTGAGAACCTTGCGAAGATCAAGGCGACTTGGCCGGAACTCTGGGAGCGTTACGCCAACTGGGAAACCAAGGAGGAGGCCGGACAATTATGACGGCATCTTTTGCAATCTGCCTAGCAATTCTATCCATCGGCTCGTGCTTCGCATCCTACCACCTCGGCCGCGAGTCTATGCGGAGGGATTTGAGGGACTTCCAAGAACGGCGCAGGCGCTGGGAGGAGTTTGACGATGAGGACTGAAACCATCCTTGCCATCGATCCGGGCACGACGCACAGCGCGTTTGTCCAATACCGTGCTGGCGAGATTCTTATGCACGGGTGGGTGCCGAATGCGGAAATGCGGCAGGTTCTCATCGGCCGCGAATACGACCGTTGCGCCATTGAAATGATTGCCAGCTACGGCATGGCGGTCGGTGCTTCGACCTTCGAGACCTGCGTCTGGATCGGGCGTTTTACGGAGGTGGCTCGGGTGGAGCCGGTTCTTTGCTACCGCAAGGACATCAAACTTTTTCTCTGCGGCACGATGCGGGCAAAGGACGCCAATGTGCGTCAGGCGTTGCTCGATCTCGTCGGGCCACAGGGAACCAAGCCCAAGCCGGGGCCGACATACGGCGTTAAATCCCATAGTTGGGCGGCACTGGCAGTGGCCGTTTTCGCTGCCGCAAACACGAAAAAATGAAAATACTAAAAGGAAAACAGACACGACCACAGCGCGTGGTCATTTACGGGGTGGAATCCGTTGGCAAGACGACATTTGCCGCGCAATTCCCTGCTCCATTGTTCCTCGATATCGAGGGAGGCACGGCACATCTCAACACCGACCGCTGCGAGATCAATTCGTGGGCGGAACTCAACGGCGCACTGAAGGAGGTCGCAGCCAGCGACTACCAGACGGTGATCATCGATTCGGCGGATTGGGCAGAGCGCCTATGCGTGGAAGACCTGCTCGCCAGCACCAAGAAGGCCAGCATCGAAGATTATGGCTACGGCAAAGGATGGGTGATGGTGGCCGAACGCATGAGCCGGATGCTGACGGCCTTGGATTCGCTAATCGCGAATGGCAAACATGTCGTCCTTCTCGCTCACAGCAAGGTCCAGCGCGTGGAGCCGCCGGATTTGATGACGGCATATGACCGTTACGAGCTGAAGATGAGCAAGCAAAGCTCGCCGCTCGTCAAAGAATGGGCGGACGAACTCTGGTTTTTCAGATTCAAAACCAAGGTTGTCGAAAGCGAGAACGGCAAGGCCAAGGGCACCGGCGGCAAGCAGCGCATCATCTTGACCACTCACAGCGCGGCCTACGACGCCAAGACCCGCAGCGGATTGGCTGAAGAGTTGCCGATGGAGTGGGAGTCGGTCGCGCATTTATTCGCTACAAGCGCAACGCCAAAGGCGAAAACCGAACCGGCGGTGGTCGTGGTCGGTGCAGAGCATGTGCGCGCCTTCGAGATGCTTGAAGCTAACGAGGAAGCGGTCAACGCCTTCCTTGTCTCCAACAAATCCATCCAGCCAGGACAAACTTGGCGGGATGTCTCAGAAAAACTCCGCGCGAACATTGTGGCTCGCCCCGAGGCGCTGATTGCCAAGGCTACCGAACTGAAGGAGGCGGCGTGAGTAAAGAACTCACACCCTCCATGGCACCGAAGCTCGCGGAATGTGCCGTATTCGTCGGCGCATCCGGTGCGTCGGCGGCTGCCCAGCGCGGGACGGCTATTGACTACGCGATACGCATGGCGATGGACGGCAATGAGTCACATTTGCATCAGTTGCCTATCGACGACTTGAACGCCGCGAACTGGGGCATCGAAACCCTTCGACGCCTCTCCGGTGGAGAACATGTCGAGACCCGCGAGGAATATCTCGCCATGGCAGTTCCGGGCTTATCCAAGCTCGGCACGGCGGACGCGATTTGCAAGCGCGCACGCTGGGTGGCAGACATCAAGACCGGCCAAGTGCGGAACTACCGCCAGCAGCTCGCCGCCTATGCGCTCGGCTGCATGGAGGATCACTTTGCCGAGTCGTGGACGGCCCATGTGGTCTATGTGGACCAGCAGCTTGTGCGCTCCTACGACTTCACCCGAGCAGAGGCCGAGGCCACGACGCAACGGTGGATCGCCGAGGCCACGAGCGAGGACGCCAAGCCTACGCCGTGCGAATATTGCACCTGGTGCGCGCATTTTAACTCATGTGGGGCCATCGTGCGCCAAGCCGAGGGCGCTCTGGAGCTTGTCACTTCCTACGGCCGCACACTCGACGAGATCCGCGCGGAGATCGCCGCCGACCCGCTAAAGCTGAGTGTCTTTGCCGCCAACTGGAAGACCGCCGAGAAGCACATCGCCGAGCCGGTCATCGAACTCCTCAAAAAACGCCTCGCTGACGGCGAAGAAATCCCCGGATGGAAGGTCTCAACCTCCGCCGGACGCGAATATGTGGAAGCCGCGGCCATCGCCAAGGCGTCCGAAAATGTCTCGAAGGAAACCCTGATCCTCGCCCTCGGCGGCAAGATGACAGGAGCAAAATTCCGCGAGTTCTGCGCAGCCGGTGGCGTGGAAGTTGACGAGACAGCAATC